GATGTTTCCGCATCGCGGCTGGCCTGTAACAAAGAAGAATAAGTACATGCTATCGAGTTATCTGCATGTTCCTCCTGCCCTTTCTCAGACTGAGGTAGAAAAAAGAATAACTAACGGTTTACAATCGTGAGAAACTGTGGTATAATAGATCTACAAATAAAACATAGAGGTATATTATGAATCGTAAAGAAATGAAAGATGCACTACACAAAGAAATCTGTGTAGTCGAATTTGTCAAGGTGAATGGTGATTCACGTACAATGGTCTGTACACTGAAAGAGTCTCTCCTCCCCGAGAATGTTTCGATCGTCGTCCCTCCCAAACAGGAGAATGAAGACGTACTCGCGACATGGGATGTACAAGCAGAAGGCTGGAGATCTTTCCGTATAGATAGTGTAAAGTCTTTTAGAAAATTACAAGAGGTCGTTTAATGTCTACTGACCAACAACTTATTCATATATTATTAGTTGTTGTGATTGGCGCTTGCTGCTATCAACTTGGCAGAGGGTCAAAGAAGCAAATCATCAATGACACGCTCGAGGCTTTGATAAACTTTAAGTTTCTCAAGACTCGTACTGTCAATGGTGAAATTGAAATGATTCGTTATGATGAGGAGAAGTAAATGGCTAAAGTGAATAAGATTACAGGTCGTGCTGTAAAGAAAAAAATAGCTAGAGCAAGAGCTCGATCCGGTACTGCCGGCGCTCCACTTGATAAAGGCTATGCTGCTGTTCAAGCTTACTTTCATATGGAGGTCGACAAGAAAGATCTATCTGATATTCTGAAACGATATATCAAAAAAAATAGATCGAAAGAAGATCAGAAAGTTATCTTTGCAAATGCTGAATATAACTTTACTATGTTCACTCATTATTGTGCTGCAGCGTTCTGGTTGAATTCAGCAATGCCTAAAGATGACATGGTTATTAGTACTGGTGGCATGTGGTATGATGCACTTGATAAGTTTATCGATACTCTTTATGAAAAAGGTAAGCCACTTCTTCTTGAGAAAGAAGCTGAAAAGCTTGCACAAGGTAATGTGATTACATTATCTCCAATGCAAAAGCTACAGAATAAAATTAACAATACTATTATGTATGAACTAGACGATCTAGAAGATGCGTGGATGAATGGCGAAAAAGCTGTTCTTGATGTATACCTTCGTATGAAGTTCCATGGTCTTGGTGGTTCTGCCACAAAGCCAGTTGCTTCTCTTCTAGAAGGTTGGTTACTTGATTATAGTGATGCTTACCACAAACGTTGTGAACAAGCTGTAGAAGGTTATTCACATCTTAATAGACCAGAGCTTAAAAGGCGTATGGACGAATGTGAAAAAATGCTAGGTGATCTTGAAAAGTTAAAAGCTTCTACAAAAGCTACACGTACTGTAAAGATGAAAAAGGCACCATCACTTGATAAGCAAATTAGCAGGCTTAAATTCAAGAAAGAAGATAATGAATATAAGATCTCTTCTATTGCGCCAGCAATGTTAGTCGGTGCGCTGTGTGCATTCGTGTTCAATACCAAGTATAAAACCATTACCAAGTACGTGAGTGAAACAGGACTCATGGTCTCTGGTAGTACTCTCAAGAATATAAACCTTGAGCAATCTATACAGAACTCGTTGCGTAAACCTAATGAGTTCCTACCAATTGTTTTGACTAAGTCTGAAAAACAAATTGATAAGGCGTGGAGCGAGCTTACTACAAAGTCTCGTATTCCAAATGGTAGGATTAACGGAGATACAATTATATTAAGAGTTCTTAAATGATTACTGTTATGAAAAAAGAAACTCATCAAGTTATTGTTCGTAAAAAATATCAGATCAATGACTTAGAGTTTGAAACTATTATTAAACGTAAAGGGTTTAAGACATTAAAACAATTCAAAGAAATACTGAACAATCCACAACACAATCGTCATAGGATTGCATTTCATGTATTTGATCATTATGAACCTATTAGCGAAAAGCATGAATGGGTATCTGATAGAAGAGATGGAAAGGTGAATGTAAAATGGAAGGCACTGTAGTAGAAGAAAAGACACAGTTCTTGACTAAAGCAAGATTCGCAAAGATGGTAGAGTCTACTGTCATTGAAAAAGAAATTCCATACATGGAGGCAATCCTTGATGTATGTGATGTAAAGGGTATTGAACCCGAAGACGTGTCGAAATTTATTTCGCCCGTCATTAAGAACAAATTGCAAGCAGAAGCAGAATCTCTTAACTTTCTGCCAAGTGATAGCAATTCAATCGCATTAGAGTAATATATAGTATGTACATTAGTACAAATATATGGTATAATAATACAGTTAATATTTCAGCAAATACGAGGTAACATATGTCTTTTGACAATCTAAAACGCAACCGCGACCAAATTTCCAAACTAATCCAAGCAGCAGAAAGCGCAGGTGGATCTTCCGAAAAAAAGAGCTATGTGGATGAACGCCAATGGAAGCCTACAGTAGATAAGAGTGGTAATGGCTATGCCGTTATTCGTTTTCTACCTGCAGCCGAAGGTACTGAACTTCCTTGGGTAAGATATTGGGATCATGGTTTCAAAGGCCCAACTGGTCTGTGGTATATCGAACGATCTTTAACTTCCATCGGTGAGAATGATCCTGTTGGCGAATTGAATAGTCGCCTATGGAATTCTGGACATGATGCAGATAAAGAAAAAGCTCGTGACCAAAAGCGCAGACTTCACTATGTATCAAACATTTACGTAGTATCCGATCCTTCGAACCCTCACAATGAGGGTAAAGTATTTCTTTATCAGTTTGGTAAAAAAATCTTTGACAAAATCATGGATGTTATGCAACCAGATTTTGCAGACGAAGAACCAGTTAACCCATATGATATGTGGGCAGGTGCTGACTTCAAACTTAAAATTCGTAATGTAGAAGGTTATCGTAACTATGATAAATCTGAGTTTTCATCTACTAGTCAACTGGCTGAAGATGATAAGCTTGAAGCGATTTATAATCAAATGCACGATCTAAGTGACTTCACTGATCCTAAGAATTACAAGTCTTATGGTGATTTGAAAGCTAAGCTAATGCGTGTTCTTGGAGAAGAAGCAGATCAAGGTGCAGCTACCATGAAGCAGGAAATTCAAATGAATGATCCGGCTCCTATGGCAGAACCAGTAACTGCCGAACAAATGAGTGGGTCGACCGGAGATGACGATACGTTGTCATACTTTGCAAGGCTGGCTAACGAAGAGTAAGTCTAAAAACCTTAAGCAAAAGAGGAGCTTCGGCTCCTCTTTTTTTATCTTGTTAATTTTTTCCTAGCATCTTGAACAGCACTAGCATTAGGTGCAATCATTGTAGTATTACTACCACCGCCTGAATAATAATTGTTTGTGATATTATTAATAATAGGAGGAGCCGCAGTAGCTTGAGCGTCGTTTGAATATGCTGTAGCATTTGCAGTCTGCTCTGCTTTTAATGCAGCTTGAATTAATTTAATATTTGTTGCAGCCTTTTCGAAGTCAACATCAGGAGAAGCAAGGCCTTTGATTTTTGTTCCTGAAGAAATCCAACCTTCACCAACAGTACCACCCATTAAAGCTGTTTCAATTGCAGGTACTGACTTAAGCATATCCTCTGCAAAATCATTAAGACTCATATAATCGCCATCTAGCTTTAGACTAGATATTCTTTCTAATCCTTCAGCTAACTGATCTAATGCCATGCCAGCTAGAAATAATTCTTCTTGTTTTTCACCGAGCTTCAAAAGCTGATCCATTGGTCCTTGTGATCCTCCACCAAAGAATCCCATAATATTATCTTTTAGTGAAGACCATGAAGCATCTGCTTGACTTTTTGCAAAGCCAGATAATGCATCTCCCATATAACCCATTGCATCTCTAAAGCTTGCTGCAGCAGCCTTTGGGTTTTCTCCAAGAGCATCTCGAATGCTTAATAGTTTTTCAACACTATCTTTAACCTTTTGACTTTGGTCTCCAGTAAAGAAACCAATAACAGCGGAAAACGCTTGGCCAGCAGAGAATGCTACAAGACCAAGTCCTAATCCAGTCATTGCTAATAGGAAACCAGCAGACTCTCCTATAAAGCTACCACCTTTGGCTTCAATTTCAGTACCAATAGAAAGTAGAGTGAATACACTTTGTTTTATACTTTCAGCAAATCCTTGGCCTGTCATAGCTGCAACACCAGCATCCAAACCAGTAGACAAAGCAGCTAGTGCAGATCCACCTCCAAAGACAGCTA